CACTGTGCTTGATTACTCGAAGCGTCTGACTGACGAACAACTCAAACAGCAAGAGCTGGCGCAGGGGATCGCCAATGTCGTGGGTCAAAACATGACAAGCGCTTTTGATGCGTTGATCCAAGGGACCGAATCTTTTGGCAACAGCCTGAGAAAGATTGCATCTGGAGTGCTGATCGACATTGCAAGGCAACTGCTGCAGATCTATGTAATCAATCAAGCGATTAATGCAATTAGCAGCCTGTTTGGGCCGTCTACCGGAGGGTTTTTGCCTGGCGTCAAGTTCAATACCAGCGCATTCTCAATGCCTCAACTGGCCGGTGGCTTGGCCTCTGGCGGTCCGGCGATGGCTGGCAAAAGCTATTTGGTGGGTGAGCAAGGGCCTGAGATCTTCACTCCCAATAAGAGCGGCACTGTGATTCCAAACGGTGCTTTGGGCGGCATGGGTGGTGGTATCACTGTGAATGTCGATGCCAGTGGCTCTAGCGTGGAAGGCGACGCCAAGCAGCAGAAAGCTCTAGGCGCTGCTATCGGCGCTGCTGTCCAAGCCGAGCTGATTAAGCAGAAGAAACCCGGAGGCTTGCTCTACTAATCATGGCAACATTCCCATCGATCAATCCCACCTACGGCGCAAGTAAAAGTAGCCAGCCGACGGTCAACCGTATTCAGTTCGGTTCAGGATATGAACAGAGGGTGGTCTGGGGGATCAACCAAAACCCGAAGACTTGGGAATTGACTTTTAACGTTTCTGAAACTGAAGCTGACACGATTGAAGCGTTCCTAGATGCTCGCGGCGGCCAGGAAAACTTCGACTGGACACCACCCGGCTCATCAACCTCCTACAAGTGGGTTTGTGAAGAGTGGAGCAAGAGCATTCCTTATTTGAACCGTGCCACGATCACGGCAAGTTTCCGGCAGGTCTTTGAGGCATGACGACACCAACTTCAATCCATGAACAGATTCAGTCGCTGGAACCCTCAGCGATTATTGAGCTGTTCCAACTGGAAATGACAGCGGCGGTCAATGGTATCGACCTGACTTACTACTATCACGCCGGCACTAATGATCTAACTGCTGACGTGGTGTTTAACAGCATCACTTACGCCGCAACGCCGATTGAGGTTGAGGGCTTTGAAGTGACGGCCAAAGGCACACTGCCGCAACCCATCATGCGCGTGGCCAATGTCACTGGCGCGATCTCTGCTCTGCTGACTGCTTACAACCCATTGAAAGCAAAGCTGACCAGGATTCGGACCTGCAAAAAGTTTTTAGATGGCATCAATTTCAGTGGCGGCACAAATCCGACTGCGGATACTACTGCCAAATTTGAGGACCAGATTTACTACATCGACAGGGTTGTAAAAGAGAATCCTCAGCTTGTTGAATTTGAGCTGACCAGCCAACTAGACCTGATCAACCTGCAGCTTCCTACTCGCCAAGTTGTCGAATACTGCCCATGGGTTTACCGTGGCCCAGAATGCGGTTACACCGGCACCAAGTATTTCACCGCTCAAGACGCATCCACCACGCAAGCCAATGACGTTTGTGGCAAGCGTTTCAATAGCTGCAAGATCCGATTTGGCGCTGACAAAAATCTCCCCCATGGCGGTTTCCCTGGCTCCAGAATCCAAGGCTGAGGCTGAACAGCACGCCAAGCAGGATGCACCGCTGGAAGCTTGTGGGCTGGTGTTTGTTGATGACCAAGGCCGGCAGCACTATCAGGCATGCCAGAACATCTGCGACGAACCCGAAAAGCATTTCGTTCTAGATCCTGTCGGCTATTACAAAGCCAGTCTTAGAGGCAAAGTCGTCGCGGTCGTCCATAGCCATCCCAACGGCGAGCCGCCCAGTGATATGGACCGCAAAGCCTGCAAACAAAGCAAGCTGGCATGGTTCATCTACCAACTGCCGCAGGATGAATGGCTGACTATCAAACCTTGATCGGCTTGCCGTGGAAGTACGGCGAACAGGACTGCTACACGCTGCTTCGGCAGTATTTCGCGCTGCAGGGGATTGAGCTGGCTGACTTTGAGCGCCCAGTGGACCTAGAACTAACGCCCAGCATCTATCTGCGCGAAGCAGCAGCGTTGGGATTCAAGCGGGTGGAATTTGAGGATCGGCAGGTTGGCGATGTTGCGATCATGCGCCTCGGAACGGTGGCACCAATGCACGCCGCAATTTTTGTTGAGCCTTGGCGAATCCTGCATCAGAAGCAAGACAGCCTGAGTGCTGTGGAATGGTTGTCGAGCTACTATATAAAGCAGATTGCTGCGGTGTTTCGATATGCAGCGGGTTCGTCTGCTGGGTGAGCTAGGCGAGCTGTTTGGCGCCGAATTTACTTACTACAACCTGCGGCGGCCGGCGGATGCCATCAAGATGCTGTGCATCAATCGCCCGGCATTTAAGGATTATCTGCTGAACTCCGAAGAGAACGGCGTAGCGTTTCAAGTAATCCAAGCGAACGCCGCAATGGTGTTCGATGATCTGCTGTTGCCTTTCGGTAGCAATGATCTGGTGATCGCCCCTGTGATCTCTGGCAGTGGCGGCCCTGTCGGCAAGATCATCACCGGCGTGGCATTGGTTGTGGCTGCTGTTGTCACTGGCGGCATTGCTTCGGCTGGTGTTGCCTTGGGTGGCTTGCTGGGCATTGGCACGGTTGGCACGGCTGTGGTCGCTGTTGGCGCAAGCTTGGCGCTTAGCGGTGTTGCCCAACTTGTTTCTCCGCAACCTCAAATCCCGCTCAGCATTGGCTCAATCGGTGGCGTTGGTGGTGGCGGTGCTTTTGGCGGCGGTAGTTTTGCTGGCGGTGGCGCACGCTTTGGCAGCCGTAATCGCACGAACGGGCCTGAAGGTGTCACCCGTGGTTTAGATGGCCAGCAGTCTTACGCTTACACCGGAGCAGCCAATACAGTCGGCGTTGGCGCCACCGTGCCCCTGGCTTACGGCAAGGTTTTGATTGGTAGCCATTTGCTGCGCTCCAAAGTGCAGGTGACTGATGAGAGTGATCCGCTGCTGAGCTTTATTAAAAAGCCAGGCACTGACACGATGTTGGTTGGCGGTGAGAAGTTTACGACTGAGTTTGATGATGTATCTGGCGCGGTGATTAAAAAAGTTGAGCCATATAAGGACACTTTCAAGTCCCCTAATGACAATGAAGCCAAACTTGGCGCTAACGGTGAGATAAAGTTAAACCCAGCCGCCGGAGGCAGTAGCTCAGTTAGCGAAAGGGTCCAAAAAGATAATACTTACAAGACTAATTTTAATGTAGTTTTTGAATTTACCAGTGGACTGTCAGCCCCTGTGGCTGGCATCGGGACTACAACAGTTGACGCTTTTGTTACTTATGAAATTAAAGTTTTTAGGGGCGACAATGAAGACTCAGAAAACCTAATTGCAGTTGATACGGTAACGGTTCAGGGCTTGCTTGATAGCAGCACAAGCAACAAATTTGTCTACATGCACCAAATGGAACTGCCGCAAATGACTACGAACACATGGATCAGAGTCGTTACCAACGTGATCGACAGTGACGCGGGAATCGGTAGTGTGTTGAAAATGGCCTACATCGGCTACGCACTCAGCTAATGGCTCTTAATTCAGTCACGTCAGTTCAGCTGCTTGATCTTCTGTGCGAGGGTCCGATTGGTGGCGTCATTGGCGGCAAAAAAGGAATATTTCTGAACGAGACTTCGGTTAAAAACGAAGACGATAGCTTTAACTTTAGTGAAGACGATATCCAGAGCGCCTTTAGGCTTGGCGGAAAAACTCAAGATAAAACCAATTACTTTGAGGGCGAAGACGGCGTAAATGTTGTTACTGGTGTCAATCAAGAAATCGGAGAAAACTACAGCGAAGAGCTGGACGAAAACAACGAGGTAGCCAGCAGGGACTACGGGCCAGGCATCGTGACCCGTCAGGTGAGCAACTTAGAGGTCACCACTGTTCAGCTGTTGTTCACTGTCCCAAAGCTTTATTCAGTCGCCCAGGAAGGGCTTGCGAAGGGTCAGCCTTTTGGCGCAACCGTAAAAATCGAAATCTATATTCAGGCCAAGGGCAGCGGCACTGGATTCACAAAGGTCAAGACCTACGAAAAAACCGGCATTTCGACAAACAATTATCAGTTCCAAAGCGATTACATCAGTCTGTCCAAGTACGGCAAAGGGCCTTGGAATATCAAGGTTCAAAAGGTTGATCTAGGCGAAGATCACTTTGAAGTCAAATACACGAGCTTTGAGGATATTTCGCAGAAGACCCCACTAGCGCAAGGTCGCGGCAATCAGATCATCTGGGGATCGATGACAGAGATCATCCCCCAGAGCGTCAATTACAACTATTCGGCAACCGTTGAGCTGCAACTCTCTACAAAATCATTCCCTGAACTTCCCAACCGCGCTTATCTGATCAAGGGCCGCACGGTCAAGATTCCGAAAGGTGCTGTGGCCACTGGAGACGGTTACCTGACCTTTGATGATGCTGAGTTTGATGGTTCGCTGAAATCGGCAGAAGTTTTCACTACTTGCCCCGTCTGCTGCTTTTACGACCTGCTCACCAACCGTCGCTACGGCGCCGGCCAATTTGTCACGGCTGAAAACCTGAATTGGGTTGATCTCTACCCCATCGCCAAATATGCGAATCAGCTGGTCACGAATCCAGATGGCACCACAGAGCCGCGCTTTGCTTGCAACGTTGTCATCGGTGACAAGGCCGATGCCTATGGCGTTCTGCAGGACATGGCCTCAGTGTTCCGGGGCATCCTGTTCTGGGCCAACAACACCATTCAGGTGGCTGCAGATCACGGCAACCTTGATGGCAGTGACCTGAGCGTCTCTCACATCTATTCAAATTCCAACGTTATTGGCGGCGTTTTTGAATACTCAGGCAGCTCACTGAAGACCCGCAGCACAAGCGTTCGCGTTCGCTACAACGACCCGGACAACTTCTACAAGCCGAATATTGTCATCGTCGAAGATGCTGACTTGATTGCCAAATACGGTTATCAAGTAAAAGAGCTGATTGGCTTTGGCTGCACTTCAAAATTCCAAGCTCAGCGCGTTGGCAAGTGGGCGCTACTGACCGAGAAACTAGATGAAGAGGTCGTCAGCTTCTCTACCGGCTTACAAGGTGGCGTCGTTCTGCCCGGTGAGATCTTCGCCGTAGCGGATGAGCTGCGCCAAGGTGCTCGGATTTCTGGCCGCATTGCTTCGGCTACGACTAGCTCTGTGGTGGCTGATCAAACCATCACGTTGCCTTCTGGCGCTAATCCGAAGCTGACCTGCCTGCTGCCAAATGGCACGGTTGAAACGGTTGCAATCAGCAGCGTCTCTGAGGCCACGATCACGCTAAGCAGCAGCTTCTCTGCCGCGCCTAATGCACAGTCGATCTGGTCAATCACAACTGACGGTGTAGCCAATCAGAAGTTCCGTTGCATCAGTGTTGCCGATGGTGGAGACGGCACCTTTGCAATTACTGGCGTTGCCCATAACGATTCGATCTACGCCGCAGTCGATGCAGGCGAAAAGCTTGAGTTCATCGACATCACGACATTCGACGTAGCACCGCCAAAGGTTTCTGATGTCAAATTCAGCGCTGGCCAGATCAATGATGGCACTGGCGCCAAGATTCAAGTTGACATTTCGTGGGCCAGGGGTTCTGCCGGATCAACCTTTGGCTATGAACTTAAATACAGCACAAGTAACAACAACAGTAAAACAGTTCAGACGACTGATCCAAATTTCACGGTCAAAGGACTTGAATCCGGCCAAACATTGGATGTTGAGATCAAGGCGGTTGGTTTAGGTGGCAAGAAGAAATCAGCTGCAGTCAAGGCCACTTTCACTGTCCCAAGTTTCTCTACTACTTCGACGGTCATTGGCTCAGAAACCAATCCACCTGAGGATGCACAGAACGTCACTCTGGAGGTCATTAACTCTGAGCAAGTCCGTCTCAAGTGGAAAAAGCCCGCGCTGTTTGGCGGTGCCTTATTGACTGCCATCATCCGTCATTCTGACAAAACCGATGGAACTGGCACCTGGGCGGATTCGACCCTGCTTAGTGATTCCATCTCTGGCGAAACAACTGAAGCAGTGTTGCCAAAGCTGAACGGTGAATATCTGATCAAGTTCCGCAGTGTTGACGATCTGGTTAGTGCTAATGCCAAGAGTGCAATCCTTAATCAGCCAGACACGATTCCCAATCTGAGCATTACTACGGTCCGAGAGGATACGACGGTTCCACCGTTCCAAGGTCAATTCGAGGATGCGTTTTATTCGGATGAGTACGACGCGATTGTGATTGACGGCGATCAAACCGTTGATGAGGTTGACGATTTTGATGAGGTCGGCGCTATTGATTTCACCGGAACGCAACTGCTAACCGGGCGTTATTACTTCACCAACATTGTTGATCTTGGCGCCAAGTTTACGGCGAAATTTAAACGCAAGCTGACCACTCGTGGCCTTTACCCGGCCGATGCGATGGATAGCAAAACGGTGCTGATCGACCGCTGGACTGATTTTGATGGCGCTGACGCTGACGCCACCTCGGCCGATCTTTACTTCCGAACCAGTGACGTGGCCACTGTTGATGCGTTCTTCCTGCTGGAAGATGGGGACAATCTGTTGCTTGAGACTGGCGATCAATTCGAGTTGCAGTCCGACATTAACTTTGGTGAGTGGGTGCCGATGACTAGCGGCTCTTACACCGGCCGGCAGTTCCAGTTCAAAGTTGAGCTAAGCAGCGAGAGCGAGGATGAAACGCCACTGATTGATGAGTTGGGCTTTGAGCTAGTGATGGAGTCCAGATCTGAACAGAGCGCCACGATTGCCAGCGGTGCCGGTGCCAAGGCGGTGACGTTCACCAATGCGTTCTATCAGACACCATCGCTAGGAATTACGGCGTTCAATCTTGCGTCTGGGGACTACTATGAGATCACATCGCCCACCCGATCTGGCTTTACGGTGACTTTCTACGATTCGAGCGATACTGCTGTGGATCGGACTTTCACCTACAACGCCGTCGGGTATGGCACTGAGCAGACCTAATCATGGCAACGCACGACTACATCATCAGCAATGCGTCTGGTGCAGCTGTCCGTAGCGACCTGAATAATGCGCTTGCAGCAATCGTTAGCAATAACAGCTCAGCAACTGAGCCCACTACCACCTACGCCTACATGTGGTGGGCTGATACAACGACTGGGCAGCTAAAGCTGAGAAACGCTGCCAATGATGGCTGGGTAACGCTGCTGGAACTGGACGGCACCTCTTTGATGGAGGATGGCACAGTTAGCGCCCCTGGACTGGCGTTTGCTGCTGATACGGATACTGGTTTTTACAGAATCGGTGCCAATCAACTTGGCATTGCAACTAATGGCACACACGCCGTCGCTATTGATGCGTCACAGCGTGTCGGGATTGGCATTGCAACACCCGGCAGAACGCTAGATGTAAATGGAATCATCCGTTCTGATGGCACGAGCGGGGGACTTGCTTTTGGCGGAAATAGCAGCACGCCTTCCGAAGGTGTAGCCATTCACAGACCGGCTGCAA